ATGTCATTAGGGGGTTATTATCTCTGGAATGAAAATGCTAAGTTGCAAGCATTGAATCAAGCATTTGAATTGAGAGATCAAGAGCAAGCTGAGACTATAGCAACATTGCAATCTGATTTTAGCGAACAAACAGAAGGTCTTTTAGCAATACAAGCGCGTAGCAACGAAATACAACAGGAAATGAATGCGTATTTGGATATATTTAAAAGGCATAGTTTAACAAAATTAGCGAATGCCAAACCCAATTTAATTGAAACAAGAGCTAACAAAGGAACTAAAGATGTATTTGACAGCATTGAAGAAGATTCTAGGATTCTGGATAGTATTGACGATGGTGTCCAGTTGCAGCCTGTATCAGAAGATACTACCTAAAAAAGAACCAGAAGTTAGAATAATAACTAAAGCTGTTGAAAAAGTTATTGTTCAACCAATCATGCCAAGGGCAATAGACCTTAAAGAACCTCATTGGTATGTTGTTAGCAGTAAAAATATAGATGAATTTCTAGTAAAAGTAGAAAAAGAGCAAGGACAGCTTGTTTTCTTTGCCATGAGTGTACCTGATTACGAATTGATGGCGTATAACATGCAAGAATTAAAGAGATATATCAATGAAATGCAAGAAATTATTGTTTATTATAGAAAAGTTACTCAAAAAAATGGAGAAAAAGATGAAAATTAGTCAAGAAGGCATTGAGTTAATTAAGAAATTTGAAGGCTGTCGCACAGAAAGCTATAGATGTGCTGCTGATGTACCCACTTTAGGGTATGGACACACAGCAAATGTAAAAGATGGCGATTCTTGTACCCAAGAAGAAGCTGAATCTATGTTAGCTGAGGATTTGGTAGAATTTGAGAATTATGTCAATGATTTAGTCACAGTAGAGATTACACCAACTCAATTTGATGCTCTGGTTGCGTTTACGTTCAATTTAGGACCAAAAAACTTAGGTGAATCAACACTTTTGCGGTTATTAAACCTAGAAAAATACGATGAAATCCCAGCACAATTTAGAAGGTGGAACAAAGCTGGCGGCAAGGTTCTGGATGGTTTGATTAGAAGGCGTGAAGCTGAATCTTTATTATTTCAAGGAAAAGAATGGCATGATGTGTGATTACTCATTTATACTATCCATAGGCTGTTATCCATTTCAGCTTAGGGCGTGGTAGTACCAATATTGTCACTATCTAGCTACCACGCCTGAATACTAATTATGCAAAATGTATCTATAAAAGACTTTGATATCCTCTCTCAAGCTGAGAAAGATGAAGCAGTGTCTTTGCTCAATCGTTATGAACAAATTGACAAACAAGTTGAATGTCACGATGATTTTTTAAAGTTTGTTAAATATATGTGGGGTGATACTTTCATTATGGGAAGGCATCACAAAATAATCGCAGAAAAATTTAATCGCATAGCCACAGGTAAACTTAAAAGATTAATAGTTTGTTTGCCACCTAGACACTCAAAATCAGAGTTTGCCAGCACCTATTTACCAGCTTGGATGATGGGCTTAAATGGTGCATTAAAGATAATACAATGTACGCATACAGCTGAATTAGCTGTTCGTTTTGGTCGTAAAGTGAGAAATTTGATTGATAGTGATGATTACAAGCAAATTTTTCCTAATTTAAAATTACAAGCAGACAACAAATCAGCTGGTAGATGGACTACCAACCAAGAAGGAGAATCGTTTTACGCTGGTGTAGGTGGTGCAATTACAGGTCGTGGTGCTGATTTGCTCATCATTGATGATCCACACTCAGAGCAAGATGCCCTTTCGCCAAAATCAATGGAATCTGCCTATGAATGGTACACATCTGGTCCTAGACAGCGATTACAACCCGGTGGGATCATTATTATAGTAATGACACGCTGGAGTACCAAAGATTTGGTTGGTAGATTATTAAAAAAACAAGGTGATGAACATGCAGATAAGTGGGAAGTTGTTGAATTTCCAGCAATTATGCCAGAAACAGACAATCCTTTGTGGTCTGAATATTGGAAAAAAGAAGAATTATTAAGTGTTAAAGCATCATTGCCAGTAGCTAAATGGAATGCTCAGTGGATGCAAAATCCCACATCAGAAGAAGGTTCTATTGTTAAACGTGAATGGTGGCAAGAATGGGAAGGTGACAATGTACCTTCTTATAACTATGTAATACAAAGTTATGATACTGCTTTTTCTAAGAAAGAAACAGCAGATTACTCAGCTATTACCACTTGGGCTATTTTTGAGCATGAAGCAGATGGTCAACCTAATATTATTTTACTGGATGCAAAAAGAGTCAGAGTTGATTTTCCTGAGCTTAAAAGGTTAGCATGGGATGAATATAAGTATTGGGAACCAGATTGTGTCTTGATTGAAGCAAAAGCATCTGGTACACCTTTGACACAAGAATTAAGGCGTATGGGCATACCAGTTACTGCATACACGCCATCACGAGGACAAGATAAAGTAGCAAGAATGAACAGTGTTGCGCCAATTTTTGAATCAGGAATGGTCTGGTTGCCAGAAGAAACATTTGCTGATGAAGTAAGAGAAGAATGCGCTTCCTTTCCTTATGGTGACCATGACGATTATGTCGATAGCATGACTATGGCACTAATGAGATTTAGACAAGGCGGTTTTTTAAGTTTAAATCAAGATTATCAGGATGAGGTCAAACTATTAAAAAAGGACAGAACAGTATATTATTGATATGAAGATTTGGATTACATCATTTGTATTTGAAGATGAAGAATATGCTGGACCAAATATTTTTGCATCTTCAAAGAAAAAAGCACAATTGTTGTGCGATATTCAGGGTTTGACACTTGAAGGTCAGTTGGAGTTTATTGAAGAAGATTTATACAATTTGGATTCTTTAGAACCACATGAAAATACAGTTTACCATTAGGAATTATTATGGCAGTTGAAAGAGTTTTAGGCACAGAAAATGATCCAGATATTATTGAAACTGGTAGTGAAATGGAAATTATTCCAGATCAGAGTCGTGAAGAACAGATTAACGAAGCAGCTAATATATTAATTACTGAAGAAGGTTTATTCACTGATGATGAAATGAACCAAGAAACAGAAGAATCTAACAATGCAGATGATTTTTACGCAAATATAGCAGAAAATTTAGATCCAACAGATTTAACAAGACTCTCAAGTGACCTCATAGATTCTATTCAAGGTGATCTGGAGTCACGTTCAGAGTGGGAAAAAACTTACACAGATGGATTAAAATATCTTGGTATGAAGTTTGACGAAACACGCTCACAACCATTCCAAGGTTCTTCTGGTGTAGTTCACCCAATATTAGCAGAGGCAGTAACTCAATTCCAAGCTACTGCTTACAAAGAGTTGTTACCACCTAAAGGACCAGTAAAAACTCAAATAATTGGTATGCGAAGTGCTGAAACTGAAACACAAGCAGATCGCGTTCAAGAATTTATGAATTATTACATTATGAATGTAATGAAAGAATATGATCCAGAGCTGGATCAAATGTTGTTTTACTTACCATTAGCTGGCTCTGCGTTCAAAAAAATATATTATGATTTTTCTTTAAAACGTGCAGTTTCTAAGTTTATCCCACCAGAAGATATGATAGTGCCTTACGAAGCACCAGATATGTCTACTGCTGAAAGAATTACGCATGTTATTAGCATGTCTCGTAATGAAATCAAAAAACAACAACTGTCTGGTTTCTATGCAGATATTGAAATTCCAGATGATTCTTATGAGGATTCTGATGATATTCAAGATGAAATTGACAGTATACAAGGCGTAACACCTTCATATACTGAAGATAGAAATCGCACAATTTACGAAGTCCATACCATATTAGATATTGAAGGTTATGAAGATATTGGTGAAGATGGCGAGCCAACTGGATTAAAATTACCTTATATTGTCACCTTGGATGAATCAGCTAATAAAGTTTTAGCTATTCGCAGAAACTATAGTCCTGAAGATCCAGATAAAAACAAAATCAATTATTTTGTGCAATACAAGTTTTTACCCGGCTTAGGTTTCTATGGTCTAGGTCTGTCACATATGATTGGTGGTTTATCTAAAGCCTCAACATCTATCCTTAGACAACTCATTGATGCTGGTACTTTAAGCAACTTACCAGCTGGCTTTAAAGCCAGAGGTATGCGAATTAGAGATGAAGCAGAACCATTACAACCGGGTGAATTTAGAGACATAGATACTACTGGCGGTTCTTTGCGTGAAAACCTAATACCACTACCTATAAAAGAACCAAGTAATGTATTGATGCAATTACTTGGTTTGTTGATAGATTCTGGTAAACGATTTGCTTCAATATCTGATGCTAACATTGGAGATATGAACCAAGCCATGCCAGTTGGTACAACAGTTGCCTTGTTAGAGCGTGGAACTAAAGTAATGTCTGCAATCCATAAAAGATTGCATTACAGCCAACGCCTTGAGTTTAATTTGTTAGCAACAGTCTTTTCGGAATTTTTACCGCCAACTTATGATTACGATACAGGCACTGCGCCTAGAGAAATCAAACAAACAGATTTTGATGACAGAATTGATATTGTACCTGTGTCTGATCCTAACATTTTCAGTCAAAGCCAACGCATTACTTTGGCACAAGAACTGTTGCAAATGGTTCAATCTAACCCAGATATACATGGACCATTAGGTATATATGAAGCATACAAAAGAATGTATGGTGCGTTAGGTATTGATAATGTTGAAAGTTTATTACAGCCACCACCTGATATGACACCTAAACCAGTAGATGCTGGCTTAGAAAATTCTGGTTTCTTATTAGGTCAGCCAGCTCAGGCTTTTCCACAACAGAACCATGAAGCACATATACAAGCTCACGCCAGTTTATTTCAAACAAATGTGGTGCAAGAAAATCCACAAATACAGTCTTTGATTATTTCTCATGTTATGCAGCATTTACAATTTTTATCTGGTCAGATTGCTTCAGAGCAAATGCAACCAGAAATGCAACAAAGAATTGGTGCTTTGCAACAGCAAATGCAACAAGTTACACCTGAGCAAGCTCAACAATTACAGCAAGAATTACAAATGATGATGGATCAAATGTCCTCACCAATTTTGGCTGAATTAACAAATAATTTCTTAGCAACCATACAAACTGGCAACCAAACAGATCCATTGGTAGCAATTAGGCAACAAGAATTAGCTTTAAAGGATAAAGAAATTGATATTGACCAAGAAAAATTTGCTGCCAAGCAACAATCAAATCAACAAGAAACAATGATTGATGCTGATTTGGCAAGACAAAGATTAGATGTTTCAAAAACAATAGCAGATGAAAAATTGCAATTGGGATTTGATAGATTAAAACAACAAGCCGATTTAAAATTATTAGAACTAGAACAAAAATTTAGGAGACAGTAATGGTATCTTCAATTAGACAACAAGAAATAGATGAATTAAAAGCACAGAAAAAAACTGACAGAGAAAATGAGATAGAAGCATTTGCACAAGCAGAAGCGACAGTTTTGGCTAGTAAAAAAGCATCAGATGAAAGAATTGCTAAAAAATTGGCAATTATCGAAGCTGGTGGGATAGTTCCAAATCCAAAACCAGTTGTAATAGATGAGCCTGTAGTAATAGAGGAGCCTGTAGTAATAGAGGAGCCTGTGGCAACACCAAAAAAGAAAGTTAGTAAAAAGAAAGTTAGTAAAAAGAAAGTTAGTAAAAAGAAGAAGTAAATGGATATTGTAAATATATTAGGTGAATTGCAAAACGAAATAAATTTTCAGTTAAAAGAAATACAAAATATTTATATGAGTGGCTCATTAAGAGATATGGAACAACATAAATTCTTGCAAGGTCAACTACATTCAATCTATAATATGCAAGAGTTCATAAACAAATATAAAAAATTGGAAGAATAGGTAAATAAATGGAAAAAACTAAAATGGAAATAGCATCAGCTTGGGTTGACCCTGACGAGGTTGTATTAGACCCAACAAAATTAGACAAATCAGCGTTAGAAAGAATTCCACAACCAACTGGTTGGAAGATATTAATATTACCTTATCGTGGTAAAAATAAAACCAAAGGTGGAATAGTATTAACAAAAGACACGATTGATAGAGAAGGTTTAGCCACTGTAGTAGGTTATGTGGTCAAGACAGGATCTCTCTGTTATAGTGATAAAAAGAAGTATGGCGAGCCTTGGTGTAAAAATGGTGATTGGGTTCTTATTGGGAGATATGCTGGAGCTAGGTTTAAATTAGAGGATGGTGCAGAGGTAAGAATCATTAATGATGATGAAGTCATTGCAACCATTAAGAACCCTGATGACATAGTGAGTTTATAGATATGAATGAAATAGTTGAAAATCCAGTACAAGAAGAAGAAATATCAGTTGCAATTGTTGATGATGTTGTAGAAAGTCAAAATACAGTTGAATCTGATGATGAATTAGATAAGTACACCAAAAACGTCAGCAAGCGTATTAATAATCTCAACTTGCGTAATCGTGAGATTGAACAACGCGCGGTTAATGCTGAAAGATTATTAGCTGAAAAAAATGCAGAAAATCAAGCGTTATTAAACCAAACACAACATTTATCAAGTAATATTTTGGTTGCTGAAGAACAGTCAATTAATGCAAAAGAAGCTCAGGCTGAAGAATTATACAAAAAAGCTGTTAATAGTGGCGATGCTGAATTGATGTCTAAAGCTGATACATTAAAAAGTGACTTATCAATACAAAAAGAAAAACTAAGAGTTGCTAAAAATAGACAGCAAACTGCACCAGCTACACAAGAAGTGGAACAACCTGTCCAACAACAACCTGTCCAACAACAAGTTCAACCAACTGCACAAGCAAAAGATTGGGCAAGTAAAAATACTTGGTATGGGGATCAGTCTGACCAAAACAATATTGAAGGCACTCAATATGCCTACTACACACATTTTAATTTAGTTAATGAAGGCTTTGAAGCTGATTCAGATGATTATTATAACGAATTAAATAGACGAGTTTTTAAGGTTTATCCTGATTTGGATAAAGCTGAAAAAAATGCTGAAACAAATGATGCAAAACCCGCTGTGCAAAGAGTGGCATCTACTTCCATGGGGAGTCGGCAAAAAACACAAGCAAAAAAGAATGGCGTAACCTTTTCAAAATCTGAAATAAATCGCCTTAAAGGACTTAAACCACACAACATGACAGAAGAACAGTGGTTAAAACGAGTCGCTAAAGAGAAACAAAAAATTTCTCAAAGAGAGGTAATATAATGTCAGGTTTAGAAGATTTAGCTAAACACACTCGTGAATCCGAGACGCACGATAAACAAGCTCGCAGAAAACCATGGTCACCAGTAAAAAAACTTGAAACTCCCCCAGCACCAGAAGGTTATGAATATCGCTGGATCAGGGAATCAATTCTAGGTGTAGAAGATGCTAATAACATCAGTTATCGTTTGCGTGAAGGATGGGATCTTGTTCAAGGTTCAGAACTTCCAGCAGATTGGCAACTACCTACACATGGAAGTGATAGAGGAAGATTAGCTGGCGTGGTTCACAACGAAGGTCTTGTTTTGGCAAAACTGCCACTAGAAACTGTACAAGAGCGCAGACAATATTACGAGAATCAAAATCGTAAAAATGTACAAGCATTGGATAACACCATGTTTAGTGATGCGAATAAAGACAGTAAATATGTGAAATATGATTCAAAACGAGACTCCCAAGTTACTTTTGGAAAATCTAAAAGTAATTAACTTATATATTTACAGGAGTTAGAAAATGGCTAATAAAGATGCCGCTTTTGGTTGTAAACCTGTTCGTATGATGGGCGGTGCGCCCTATTCTGGCGGTCAAAGTCGTTACAGAATAGCAAGTGGTGCGACAACCCCAATATTCCAAGGTGATTTGGTAACACAACTCACAGCTGGAGTACTCGGGCGTCACGCAGCTGCAGGAACCGTTCCTATCGTGGGTGTGTTTAATGGAGTTCAGTACACAGATCCAACATCAGGCGATCAGACGTTCTCAAATCATTATCCGGGCAGTATTGCTGCTTCAGATATAATTGCTAACATAATTGACGATCCCAATGTCGTTTTTGAGGTTCAATCAGATGAGGCTTTCCCAGTCGCTGATTTGTTCGGAAATTTCGATATTGTTGAACAGTCACCAGTTGGCTCCACACTCTCAGGAACATCTAATGCAGAACTTGACACCTCAAGTGGTGCGACAACTGCAACATTGCCTTTAAAAGCAATTGATGTCTCTCAGGATCCTTTAAACTCAGACGTTGCGTCTGCCAACACCAATGTTCTTTGTGTGATTCAAAACCACATATGCGGAGCTAAGAGTGCTGGTTTAGCTTAGGAGCATATAATGGCAATTTCGAGAGCGCAGCTCGCTAAAGAGCTTGAGCCCGGACTGAACAGTTTGTTTGGAATGGAATATGACCAACATGGTCAGGAATACAGTGAAATTTT